TGTCAGCCAGAGCCTATTATGAGATACAAGTATAATGTTTTTGGCCATGCACATGAGGTCCGCAAGGATTGGTTAAATCATTGTTTTTACAGATGGAAACCAAATGAACAATTTGGCGATGTGCATTGTGTAGCATTAAACTTATGGAATCCTGAACCATTTGATAAATCAGTTTTACCTAGCTATTTAAAAAGCCATCATAATTACAATAAAGAATTAGTATGACAGATATTACAATGTGTTCAGGTTTTGGATGCGATTTAAAACATGATTGCTATCGCTTTACTGCAAATCGTGGCATGTGGCAATATTATTTTTCAAAGCCGCCTATTAAAGATGGTAAGTGTGAAATGTTTTGGGATAACAAATCAAAAGATAAAAAAGATTTATTAAAATGAATTATGCAGCTATAATTATTGATGATCGGGAAGATGTAGCTAAGGAAGCAATCGCAAGACATAAAAAGTTTATTCCTGCATTTTGGGATATTATGCACATTCAACCTCCTTATGCTGAAGGTATCTATTCTTTAAAGTCTGCCAAGGATTACAATGCAGTTTTAACAAATCCATCGTTCTGGCAAGGATGCCGGTATGATCGGGTCTTAATCTTTCAGCATGATTCCGGATTGCTTAAAGATGGCATTGAGCAGTTTTTGGAATGGGATTTTATAGGCTCTTGGATAAAGAACATACCCGGTTGCATGAATGGCGGTCTAAGTATTAGGAATCCTAAAGTTATGCATGAGATATGCTTAAATCATCGGTATAAAGGTATGGCAGAGCATGGTAATGAAGATATTTACTTTTGCAATAAGATGCGAGAGTTAGGATATAAGTTGCCAGATAAAGAAACCTGCAACAAGTTTGCAGTAGAAACTGAGTTTGAATATGGATCAGTAGGCTATCATGCCATAGATAAGTATCATAAAAATTATAAACTTTTATTAAATCAATATGATTGAGAAGATATTACAAGTCACCGCAGAGGAGTTAAATGCAATAAATTTAGATAAGTATTTAAAAAGTACTGATGATCTGGGATTCCCGAAGAGTTGGTTTTATATGGATGCAGGTTTAGAGCATTACAGATTGCTGGTTTATATCAGCCAACTTTATAAGGGCGTTACTTTATTAGACATAGGAAGCTATCAGGGCAGCTCTGCCATTGCGTTATCGTTTAATAAAAAGAATAAGGTTCTCAGCTATGATATAGTACACCAGCCAGAGATTCAAGAAATCAAAATACCAAACATTAAGTTTATCAAAGGCGATGTTTTAAAGGATGAGATTACTGCTCCTTTTATCATTTTGGATACTTACCATGATGGCACATTTGAGCAAAAGTTTGTCAATCATCTGCACAAGATAAATTACAAAGGTTTAGTTATGTTTGATGACATTTATTTAAACAATGAAATGACTAATTTCTGGGATGGATTGAAAAATGAGAAATATGATTTAACAGAGATAGGGCATCATACTGGAACAGGCATAGCAATATTTTAATATGAAAATAGCAAGGTTTTTATTACACATGATAGCAGGAGCGTTCTGCCTATTAGCTTTTAGCTTTATTTTATTAGCAGTAATTGGTTTAATTAAATACATATGGTAAACTTATTTACATCTATTTACACAGATAAAAGCGCAATAAGGCAAAAGGAATTAATCTACTGTCTGAATAAAAATATAGAAAATCCCCACATTGATAAAATCTATCTATTTGTTGAAGGTATCGTAGAGTTGCCAAATTCTGACAAATTAGTGATTATACCATTTAAGCGACCTACCTATCGGGACTTTTTTAATTTGATTGATAGAACAGTAACTAGCAGAGATGATATTTCAATGGTTGCTAACACAGATATTTATTTCAATCATACGCTGAGTATTCTAAATCTAACTGAACGCCAATGCATAGCTTTAAGCAGATGGGATGATAAGATCGGAGGACTTAAATTACATAACGAGCGATTTAGCCAAGATGTCTGGATTTTTAGAGGCAAGATGCGGAATGTAAATTTCTGCGATTTCTTTCTAGGCATACCGGGTTGTGATAACCGCATCGCATACGAATTAAATAGCGCAGGATATGCATTGTTTAATCCAGCTACTAAAATACAAGCAATTCATTACCACAGAAGCGATTTGCATAATTACGATGGCAAAACATTAAAGATTCAAAGACCTTATCTGTTTATTCCTGTAACATGAAAATTTTATTAAGTCCAGGCATTTACTTGCCGCATCAAAGGGCAGGATCGGAAATCTATTTGCACCGGGTTGTAAAGTATTTAATGAGCAAAGGGCATGAGGTTAAGGCGGTCACTAGATGTCCAGAGAATTATACTTTTGAGGGCATAGAGGTTTACAAAGCCAAGGAGAATTACAAAATGTGCCATAATAATCTTTGGGACTGGGCGGATTTGGTATTCTGTCAACTGTCTGGTACTTATTATGCAATGAATAAGCAGAGGCTAAAAGCTAAGAAGATTATAAACTTTGCTCATAATAACGTAGGTTATCCGCAGGTTAATATCAGACCAAATGTGTACACAGTTTATAATTGCGAAAACACAAAGCAAGAATTAAACTACAATCAGGAAACCTATACGCTTTACGCCCCGATTGATTACCGAGATTATTCGACAAATAGACCTTATGCGGAGTATGTGACTTTGATAAACCATAACGAAAACAAAGGCGGCCAGATATTGATTGAGATAGCTAAGAGGTTGCCGAATGTTAAATTTATGGCGGTACAAGGTGGTTACTACCATCAAATCAAAGATGAAAAGGTTAGGAATATAAAATATGTGCCTTTGGTGGATGATGTGCGCAAGTATCTAGCTATGACAAAGGTTCTAATTGCACCTAGTGAATATGAGAGTTACGGAATGGCTCAAATAGAAGCCTTGTGCTGCAATATTCCTGTAATATGTTCTGATATACTAGGATTTAGAGATAGTGTCTCAGATGCAGGGATATTTGTCAACAGAAACGATATAGATGCATGGATAGATGCTATTACTAATATTGATACCATCCAGACTAAGAAAACTCCTTTAGAAAGAGCAAAAGAATTAGATCCTACTAAGGAATTGCCTAAGTTTGAAAATTGGTTAAATAAAATTTGTAATTTAGCATTATTATAATGGAAAAAAAAGAGTATCTAAAACAACCTTTTAAACCTAAAGAGAATGGACCAGTTAAATGTAGTGAGCCTAGCCGATGCAAAGATGTATCTGAGACTAGACCTAGACTATACAATAGAAGATGGCTTAATTACATCATTGATAAAATCTGCGGTAAATCAAGCTGAACAGTTTACTTTGCAGGTGTTATGGCAAAGGCAAATGAGTTTAATTACTCCTGTAACAGGTGCAGTAAAAATATATGAGTATCCTTTGATTTCCATTGAGACTGTTAAGAATCCTGATATGGATGACTTGACATTCGAAACAATCGAAACGCAAGGCTATACCGAGGTAATATCCGGAGCGCCGGGTTTTAATACAGTTAATTTCGTAGCTGGTTACGGATGGAATTATGAGGGCGGATCAGATGTGCCAGACGATATTGAAACTGCCATTAAAGAAATGATAGCTTTTTATTATGAAAACAGAGATAATCCAGTTGTAGGTATGCCTACGATTGCAACTTTGTTACTATCTCCTTACAGACGCATAACTCTATTCTAATGAATCCAGGCAAATTAGATAAGCGCATTACATTTGGCACATTTGAATCGGTAGAAAATGCCTTTCAGGATTACGATATTACCTTTGTACCGGTATTAGCTACATGGTCAAATATAAAGCCATACGATGGTAATAGACAGTTACAAGCGCAAGAACAGGTCATAAATCAGGTCTTTAGGTTTACAATCCGGTATAGAAAAGACTTTGCACCTACTAAAGACATGCGGATTCTTTATGAATTGAATCTTTTTACTATTCATTCAATCAGGAATGTAGATGATACATTTAGATTCTATGAGATTTTGGCATCGGTTACGGATGATAATAATGGCTTCTAAAATAAACATTTCTAGACTACTATCTCAGATTGATTCCTTTGGCAAAGATGCTAGTAGGGTAGCGGTTGCGGTGACTAATTCAACTGCTGAAGATATTGCTAATCAAGCTAAATTAAGAGCGCCAGTTGATATGGGTCAATTAAGACAATCTATAGGCAAGACAACTGCCAGAGATGGGTATAATGTTTCCTTTGTATTTGCTAATACTCCTTATGCTGCATTTGTCGAGTTTGGGACAGGTGCAAGAGTAGCAATACCTAAAGGATTCGAGCAAATGGCATCTGAATTTAGAGGTAAAAAAAGTGGTAATTTTGATAGTTTTTTAGATGCTATTAGAGAATGGTGTGCCAGAAAAGGTATAGATCCAAAATTAGCTTACATTATAGCAGTATCAATATTAAGAAAAGGATTAAAACCTAGACCATATTTAATTCCTAGCTACGTAGAGGGCATCCAACAATATCCTAAAACTTTAAGAAAAGTATTGCAATCTGAAACAAGAAAATATAATGCAAAAAAATAATTACATTTGACAAATGAAGGATGCTAATTTATCAATACTGAATGCATACAAAAGTACACTAGCCAATTTAATAGTCGGTGGTGTTACTGTTCCAGTATATAGTAAATCAGCGCCTTTAAAGAATGTTCCGGCTAAATATGTAATTTTATCTAGCCAAACAAGATTGCAAGAGCAAACAAAGTGCGGATATTGGTATCTTTGTACAATTAACGTGCAGATAGTAACCAAATATCCTAATGGAACAGGCGATTTGAGTTTTGCAATGGTTATTGGTGAGGAAATTCAAAGCAGAATACAAGTTACTAACTTAACTTTAAGTAACTTTATAAATGTTGAAACCTTGCAACTATTAACAAATGAGGTAATTTTAGAAACAGAAACAGAAAACATATTTCAATACATTTTAACTTTTCAACACAAATTAAATAGAACTTAATTATGGCAGCAGAAACATTTTATTCAGGCAGCTTATTCATGCTCTACATTCGCACAGGTGGCGCGTGGAAACCAGTAGCATGTTTAACTTCAAACGGCATCAGCGAATCATGGGATTTTGCTGAAACAGTTACTAAATGCGATCCGGGAGTGACCAGGCGCAAACCAACTACTTATTCTTATGAGATTCCTTTTGAGGGAGTTTTTACAGATACAGTCGGTGCAGGTGGTGATACTGCAAAAGCATCATGGGACACAATTAAAAACATTGCAAGAGCAAAGACTTTGACTGAGTATCAAATAGCTTTGTTATTAGCTAATGGTGCTGAAGATCCTAATTTTGCTGCTCAGTATGGTACTGCTTACTTTAGTGCTTTAGAGATTACAGGTGCTGAAGGCGAGTTCATTACTTTCTCTGGTACTTTGTTAGGTGATGGTGACATTACTGAAACTGATCCTTATCCTGGCTACTAATTTATGGAAGGTCATTTAACGTATAAAATCGGCGAGGTTGATAGGCAGTTTTTCTTTGGCAATTATGCTTTGGAGCAGACATTAAATCATTTTGATGCATCGGTTTCTGATTTAGGTGATTTATTAGGTAAACAGTTACTGCCGTTTTTGCGAGTTTTTATGTATCACGCCGCTGCTTATCCGATATTGAAAAAGGCAGAAATAGTGGACTTTACCGAATTTGATGTTCATGAATGGATAGATAGTTCTGGCGGATCCGGCGGAGATTTGATTATAGTGGTTTCCAAGTATGTATTCCAAGCCTTAGGACTAAATTCGGAAGCGACTGAGCAAAAAAAAAGCAAAGCGGAAAGTTAAATTGGAATAAAGATGTGCTGACATTTGCTTTTGGTGAACTGGGATTAATGCCTGATGATTTTTACGCCTTGACATGGAATCAATATATATTGAAATGTCAAGGCTTTTTTAATAGAGAAAAAAAGGAATGGGAACGAATAGGCTGGGCAACTTGGAATGGAATGAGAGTGCATGTAAACAAGGGGATGCCGACTTATAAAAAGTTTATGTCATTTATTTACGAAGATGAGGTGGTTAAGGACATGGACAAAATCAAAGATCAAATGAACAAGGCGATGCTTAAATATTTGGAAAATGCAAGGAATTGAGATACCTATTGGTGCTGATTTAAGTCAATTAAAAGCTGCGCAAAAGGAAATAAAAGACAGATTAAAACTATTAGCCGACGATGCAGGTAAAGCTGGTGCCGGGTTAGGAGATAAATTAGTAAAAGGTTCAAACTCTGCTGCCTTTGCCTTAACTAACTTAGGCAGGGTTGCTCAAGATGCGCCTTTCGGATTTATTGGTATTCAAAACAACTTAAATCCGTTACTTGAATCATTCCAAGCGTTAAAAGCACAAACTGGCTCAACAGGTAGCGCGTTAAAAGCATTAGGCCAGTCTTTAATTGGCCCAGCAGGATTAGGTATTGCTTTATCTGTTGTATCAGCAGGTATTCTATTTTATCAACAATACCAACAGAGGGCAAATAGGGAAACCAAGGTTGCAACTGATTTAAACAAAGAACTTGCTGATAGTATATTAACAATTGCAGGTGTAGAACAAGAAGGTAGAAAAAATGCAGCAAAAGATTTATCAAATCTTCAAACACTTTACAATGCAACTCAAAATCTTACTATACCACAAAAAGAAAGATTAAAGATTGCAAATGAATTAATCAAGCAAAACCCTGAATATCTAAAAGGTTTTTCTGCCGAAGAAGTACTTGCAGGGAAAGCTACAATAGCCTATCAACAACTTACAAGCGCTATTTTAGCAAAAGGTCTTGCAGAAGCAGGTGCAGCAAATAGACAAAAATTAATTAACCAAAGACTTGAGCAAGGGGTAGAATTAACGAAAGCACAACAGGATTTAACTTTAGCTACTTCAAAAGTTAAAATTAAAGGACAAGCGTTGCCAGGTCTTGCTGCTGCTTTTGAATCATCTCAAATATCAAAGAACTTTACACAAGCAAATAATGCAGTTATAAAATTAAATAACGATATAAAAGAAACTGAAAAACAAATCAGTTTAGTTGATTCTGTTGTAACTGATTTAATAAACAAAAATGGTGGTGATATTTTATTTGATCCAGAAAAGCCAAAAGCATCTACTAAAGAAATTAAAAATCAAGCAGATATATTAAAAGAACTTGCGATTGATTTACAAAAAGTTTCTAATTCTGTTGATATAACATTTGGTAAACGTAATGAAGAAAGGGTAACTGCTTTTGCAAAAGCTATTGATAGTCTGACTCAAATTGGTGGAGATAAAACATTGATTGCAAAGTTGCAAAAAGACTTATTAAATATTCCTCTATCAGAAATTAAAGACAAAGGAAAAACGGTTGGCGTAAGTTTATCTACTGGCATATCTGATGGATTTAAAGAAATTATGCCTGTTGTTGCTTTTGATTTAGGAAATAAACTTAAAGGAGGCTTAAACGAATGGCAAACCTATGTCAATTCAGAACTATTGCCAAAAGTTCAACAAAACTTTGAAACCTTTTTTAACGATATTTTAATGAATGGTAAGATTTCATTTGATAGTTTAGGAAAGGCAATATTAAATACTTTGTTATCTATTGTCGCAAGTGATGCTGCCAGGGGAGTAACAAATTTGTTAAGGGCAAATACTGGCGCTGAGTATTCCGAAACTACAGGTAAGGGCAAAGGAGCTGGGTTACTTGGTGGTGTTATTAGTTTAATTGGTGCGGGTAAAACGGCCGCAACAGGAGGTGCTGGTGCATTAGCAACTGGAACGGCTGCAACAGGTGGCGCATTGCTACCTATCTTAGCCGGGGTGGCTGCCGTTGCAGGGATTGCATCATTATTTAAAAAGAAACAACAAGCACCATTACCTGCGCAATCCTCATCTATCAGCACAAGCGCAGCGGGTTCAGCTCAAGACTTTGGTGGTGGAAGGGTTGTATTTGAAATATCTGGTACTAACTTAGTAGGTGTTTTAAACAGAGCAGGTGCGCAGTTAAAGAGATACGGACCATGATTTATAATTCGAGATATTATTTTACTTTTTATGCGGATAGGGATACCAGAGTGGTTAACGGCATTCCGGATGAATACCTATGCCGTATCTTACAGCTTGATTACGAGGGAAGCGATGAAGAGATACAAGCGCAACAAGACCCAGTTCAGATAACATACCAAAACACAGATACAAATAAACTACAGCCTATCATAGGGTCGCAATGCACACTAAACCTGATAGCAACTGAAGATTTCCAGCTTGAGGATTTATATACCGAAAATGAACGTGAGTTTTTAGTAGAAATTTACAGAAATTCAACTTTAATTTGGTCAGGATTCATTATTCCAGATGGATGCCAGGAAGCCTTTACATTTGCTCCTTATCCAATATCAATCAATGCTGTGGATGGTTTGGGGTTATTAAAAAACCTTTCATACGTACAGAACTCTGGCGATTTCTATTTAGGTAAGCAAAGTTTTATAGAGGTCATTCAAGCGTGTTTGGTTAGGTTGGAAGCACCTGCTTTGGTTTTAAATACTTGTGTAAATATTTACCCAGATACGGAAACGCAGGGCGATAATTACGATCCTTTAGGTTTAACTTATGTAAATGCCGAAAGGTATATAAAGGATGACCAATTCACACCAATGAACTGCGAGGAAGTTCTAAGGTCTATTTTAGAGGAGTGGACTGCGGTCATGATTCAAAGCGGTGGCGAGTGGTATATTTACCGACCAAACGAACTTGCTTTGAGTGGTGATTTGACGTTCCGTAGGTATTTGGAAGGGTACCCTATTTATGATTCTTTTACTGAGACAAAAAATTTAGATTTGGTTTTAGGTGGTGAAAGCGAGGGTGTAACATTTGCTCCGTACTTCCATATAAATACCGATCAGCTAAAGATGATTGACAAACCTTACAAAAATGCTTCGATGTCTTATAAGTATGGGGTAAAGCAATTCCCAGATGAAGAATTAGATAATCCTAATTTAGAGGGGGCATCGCAAGGTTGCGGAGGCGATCCGATAGGTCCATGTGATGATGTAACGATTCCTGGATATACAAAGACTGGCACAATGTATGCGGGTTTATACCCTGGAGGCGGTGTAATATTTTATAACCAAGGCGATACATCACCAGTTTTGACTGATTATTATGAAAATGATAATTTGATTCCAATGACTTTAAATGTTGATGTTAGGAATTATGTAAGGTTTACGATTGATTATATCAATCCAGCGTACATATACGGAACTGACATGAACTTTGTTATCAGCTTAGACAATGGCTTGGATACTTATTATTTACAAGCTGATTTGACGTGGGTTGTACCATTGCCGGGGTTAAGTTATTTCCAACTACGTTCTGATCCCGGAACGACAGGTCAAGCGGTTATTACTTCACAAGTAGTGCCAACAAGCGGAAATATAACATTTCGTATTCTTGCGCCAACTGGAACTACAGAGGACATTGTTTACACGCGGATTTCGGCAAATGTTTTGCTTGATTTGGGTGAACAAGTTGGCGAGATTCATACAGCAACGCAGACTGGAAAATTTACATTTGTACCTGACACGATTGACGTATTTAACGGCGATAGTCCAAGTCCAATTTATCTTGGTGCGATGTACCTTTCGGATGAAACAACCTTAACCGATTTATGGGAAAGAAGAGATTTAAGCGAGTCTATTTTGGCCGAACCTTATGCAGCTACC